CGCGTAAGAGTTTTTCCTACTTCAGGTTCTTCATTGTTTGACACTTACACTAATATAAGCAAAGCAATTCGAATTACTAATAGTAGTACACACTATCAAATTAAAGAAGTTCCTAATGGATATTATGAGATAATTTTTGGTGATGGTTTAACTACAGGTAAAGCACCAGTAGCAGGTAATAAGATTATAATAGATTATCTATCAACTAAAGGAACAGTTGCAAATGGAGCTGCTACTTTTACTCCTTCCGCAAATATTACAATATCTGGAACTAGTTACACGTTACTTACTACAACAGAAGCAGCTGCAGCTGGCGGATCATATAAAGAAAGCGTAGAATCTATAAGACAAAATGCGCCTATTGCTTTTACATCACAACGAAGATTAGTGACAGCAGAAGATTATAAAGGTCAGATTTTAGCTAATTATGGAGCATATTTAGATGATGTTACTGCATACAGTGGTGCAGATAGTATTCCAGCAATTTATGGAAAAACTTTTATTGGATTAAAATTTAAAAATGCAGTAACTGCTGATACTCAACAATCTGTAAAAGATACAATTCAAACTGAACTTACTGATAATATGGCTATAATGTCAATAACAACAGAATATGTTGAACCTATAACTACGTTTTTATCAGTAAGTACAACCTTTAATTTAGATCCGGATCTAACTGGTTCAACTTCACAATCTTTAGAAACCAATGTACAAAACACAGTTAATAATTATTTTACTACTAACTTAGGAAAATTTAATAAAGTATTTAGAAGATCTAATCTTCTTACTACCATCGATGCAATTGATCCATCAATATTAAACTCTAAGATGGCTATCTTTATAAAACAAAGTTTTGTACCAACAGTTAATTTATCTCTTGCGTATACTATAGTTTTTCCAGTTGCATTAGCTGAACCAAATGCTTTAATTTCAACATTTAGTTCTACACGATTTACTTTTAATTCTCAGGCATGTGTAATAAAAAATAAACCAGGAACTACTAAATTACAAATAATAGCAGAAGATGGAACAGTAGAAATTGATAATATTGGTTCTTATAATAATGCATCAGGCGCAGTTACTTTAACTGGATTTAAACCTACAGCATTTGAAGGAGCTGCAATATCATTATCTGTAACTCCTGCAAATCAAAATACTATAAGACCTTTAAGAAACTATATTATAGAAATAGATGTTGCAACCTCATCTTCAGCAGCAGTTTTAGATTATCAAACCACAGCGGTAAGTATATAAATGTCAATTAATTATCATAGTAAAAGAAGATTAAAATCTTTTCAAAATAGAAAAGTAAGAGAAGCTTTACCAGAATTTTATACTAGCGAGTTTCCAAAATTAGTAACTTTTCTAGAAAAATATTATGATTTTTTAGATTCTGCAGACGGCGCTCATGCGTTTGGTCATGACAATCATCAGTTATTTGCTAAAAAAGATATTGGAGAAATGCCAGCAGATTTACTAAATAATTTAGTAACAGAGTTGGGTGGTGGATTAAAAACGGGTGATAATTTTACTAATACTAGATATGCTTTAACAAGATTAGCTGATTTAGCTAGACTAAAAGGAAGTAGATTTTCACTTGAAGAATTTTTTAGATTGTTTTTTCAACAGCGGGCTGAAGTTGAATATGGTAAAGCATCAATATTTAAAGTTGGAGAAGCTACTAGTCAAATTGGTGTAGATTCCATTAAATATATACAAAATAATGACATATATCAAACATTTGGTTTACTAATTAAAACTGGTATTTCTGTTGATACATGGAGTGAACTATATAAAAAATTTGTACACCCTTCTGGTTTTTATTTTGCAGGACAAGTTGTATCAGACACAGAAGCATCGGTATTTCCTTCTGCTCCACTAGTTTTAGCTGATTCGTCGCCTGGTCCTAGTGTTATCTCTCAAGCAGCTATAACTATGGCAACACCATTCATACAATTTACAACATTGATAGACTCAGCTGATAAATCAGTAAGATCTAATTTAAATGAAATAGTAAGCGATTATCAAGGGTTAACTTTGGCTCAATTAGATACAACTTATCATACATTAAAACAAGTTATAACACCAAACTCATTTACTTTTGATGATAGCAGTATTAGAGATAGTGATGAAACAGGCATAAACGCAACTCCAGATTTCTCAATTACATTAGAAACTATGGATAACCAAATATTCACAAGACGTGTAACTGACTCGTCTTTCTAGTATAAATAACACTATAAGTAGGATAGAAAATGACAAGACAAAATATTAATATAGGTACTAATGCAAACGACGGTACAGGCGATACATTACGTAGCGCTGGAACTAAAATGAATGCAAATTTTGAAGAAATTTACACTCAACTTGGTGGTAATAGTTCTAATCTTAGTACATTAGTTAAACTCAAAGATTCTGCAAGTACTGGTGTAGTTATATTTGAAGGAACTAGCGCCGATTCGCATGAAACAAAATTAATTGCAATTAACGCAACTGCAGATAGAACAGTTTCTATACCAAATGCAACAGGAACTATAGTTTTTAAAGATACAACAGATATATTAACAAATAAAACTTTAACATCACCAGTTATAACATTACCACAAATTAACGATACTAGCTCTAATCACAAATATACATTGATTCCTGGCGAGTTATCTGCTAATCGTAATATAAGATTACCAGTTTTAGGAGATAGCGATACTATAGTGTTTTCAGCATTGGCTCAGACATTAACAAATAAAACTTTAACATCTCCTAAAATTGGTACATCTATAAATGATACTGCTGGTGCAGAATTAATTAAGTTTACAGCAACTGGAAGTGCAGTTAATGAATTAACAATCGCTAATGGCGCATCTGTAGCAGGTCCTGCATTATCTGCAACTGGAGGCGGAGCAAACTTAAATATAACACTTGCATCTAAAGGTACTGGATCTGTTAGTATATCTAAAGCTGCATATGGAGCTTCTACTATAACAGCCAATGGTAATGCATCAATAGCAGCAACTTTAATAATATGTAACAAATCATCGGCATTAGCTGTAGCTTTGTTAAACGGTACAACAACTGGTGAATTTAAAATCTTTTCTAATAAAGGAAGTGGACTAGCCACGGTTACACCAGCTAGTTTTGCAAATGGAACTTCATTTGCATTAACAACTAATCATGCTACTCAATGCATCTGGGACGGAGCTAAATGGTTTATGTTAAATGGTGCAGATTCATCAGATAACGGTATAAGTATAACTTAAGGAATATAAAATGACGGCAATAATCACAGACCCATTTAAGAAACAGTTAGTTCAAACTATATTTCAAGAAGTTTCTTTTCCAGATTCAGCTTCAACACATAAGTATTATCTAGGAATTGGTAAATCTGAGCAATGGAATAATACAGAAACAGTTCCTGCTGCAACAGACACACCAAGAAGTATAAGAAATGTAAGAGCCGGTCTACAATCAATTAAATCTGCAAATGATGTTACATTCACAATTCCAAGATATAATTGGTCTTCTGGTGGAATATATTCAGCGTATAGCGACGATCTTTCGGCTATTCCATCAAATAGTTATTATGTTTTAACCGAAGATAATCAAGTTTATATTTGTTTACAACAAGGCAAATCATCAACTGGCGCACCTAGTACTTCTACTGTAAAACCAGCTGGAACAACTAATAAACCGTTTAAAAGCGGTGATGGTTATGTTTGGAAGTTTTTATATACATTGAGCGCTGCTCGAGCTAGTAAATTTCTATCAGCAAATTTTATACCAGTCGAAAAGGTATTGTCAGCTGCGACTTTAGGACGTTCACACTCTGTATTAGAAACCCAACAAAAACTAGTTCAAGATTCATCGGTTCCTGGTCAAATAATTGGAATTGCTATTACGAGTGGCGGAAGTGGTTACACTGGTGATGCACCCACAGTAACTATTACTGGTGATGGAGTTCGTGCTGCAGCTACTGCTACAATTTCAGGTGGAGCTGTAGTTAAAATAGAATTAGATTCAAGTACTGATAGCACAATGGCGATGGGACAAGGATATAATTTTGCAAGCGTATCCTTTAATAGTGGTGCTGCAACTGCAATAGTTATTATAGGACCTGATAGTGGAATGGGAAATGATCCTAGAGACGAATTAAAATCTACATCATTAATGTTTAATACTAAACCTGCAGGTATTGAAGATAGTAACTTTATAGTAGGACAAGACTTTAGACAAGTCGCTCTTATCCGCGATCCTAAAAAGCATATTGCGGATTCTGATTTTACAAATGCTAGTGGTAAAGTTTTATCGTTTTTAAAATTAACAGCAGCTGCTAATACATCTTTCTTAGATGCGACAATAACAGGTGGAACTTCAGGTGCCAAGGCTATAATTGATGAAGTAGATAGTGATAGAATATATTTTCATCAATCTGAATTTACTGGATTTAAAGCTTTCGGAGAAGGTGAAGCAATAACTGGTGGTGGAACTTCAGGAACTTTAGTCGCAGCTGGAGTAGATGGCGATGCAGACGCTTTTACTAAAGATGATGTAAATAAACTATCCGGACAAATATTATATATAGAAAATAGAGCGCCAGTAACAAGGTCTGCTAATCAAACAGAAGATATAAAAGTTGTGATAACACTTTAAGGAAATAAAATATGGCTACTACACTTACAGAAACCGTCTTTAAAACTACATATAAAGATGATTTTGCCGATAGCGCAGGATTTCATAAAATCTTATTTAATTCAGGTAAAGCATTACAAGCTCGTGAATTGACGCAATTACAATCAATACTTCAAAATCAAATACAAAGATTTGGTAATAATATATTTAAAGAAGGTGCAGTAGTTAAACCAGGTGGCGCAAATATAAATCCTAAGTATGAATTTGCTAAATTAGACACTACAACTAATACTCTTCCAACTGATACTACTTCTATAACTACAGCAGCAAGTTCTGCTAATCTTTTCACTGGTCAAACATCTTCAATACAAGTTAAAGTGTTACAAGTTGTTAGTGCAACTGGTTCAGATCCAGATACTTTATACATTCAATATATGAATACTGTTTCTTCTTCTGGAACTACAACTGTGAGATTAACACCAGGCGAAGTAATAAACAATGGAACAATTAACTTAACAGTACAGTCAACTAATACAGCTGCAAATCAAGCAACTGGTGTAGGAATACTTGCAACATTAGCATCAGGCATATATTATGCTAGAGGACACTTTGTATTCACTGAAGACCAGTCGAAAGTTATTTCAAAATATTCTGATAATAAAACAACTAATATAGGATTTAAATCAGTTGAAGATGTTGTGTCAGCAATTGACGATAACTCATTATTTGATAATCAAGGAGCAGCACCTAATTTAACTGCGCCAGGCGCCGATAGATATAGAATTAAATTAACAATAGCAGAAGAAGCTGATATTGACTCTGATGAGAACTTTATTCATGTAGCAACTATTAAAAAAGGTCAAATATTTAGTGCAATAGACGCTAATAGTTCTTACAATATTCCAGCTGATGTTATAGCTAAAAGAATAAATGAAAATTCTGGTGATTACATTGTAAAACCTTTTACAGTAAAATTTGAATTAGATTCAGCTACTACTCATTTAAATTTAGCAGTAAGTCCAGGAACTGCAATTGTAGATGGCTATAGAGCAGCTACTACATTTCCTACAACTCTGCGTATAACAAAACCAAGTTCATCACTTGAAATTACAAATGAAGTGACACCAATAGATTATGGTAATGCTATTGTAGTTAATACTGATAGTGCAGGTGCAATTGATGGAATACCTAATATAAACACTTTTCCGGCATTGAATCTTAGAGATGGCCACAATTATGCTGGATCAACTATTGGAACTGCAAGAGTTAAAGCTATAAATCATTTTGAAAATAAACTTAAATTTCATATGTTTGATATTCAATTGAATAGTGGAAAAGCTTTTAGAAATGTTAAAAGTATAGGAACAGGCACTTCTGAATATTTTAATGCAGAATTAGAAAATGGTAAAGCTGTTTTAAAAGATCCTTTTAATAATACTTCTTTATTTCCTGTAGGTAAACCTAGACCTAAAGCAATTACAGATATTTCGTTTGCTGTACAACGTAGATTTACTGCAACTGCAAATGGATCAGGCGCAGCTTCAATAAGTTTATCAGCTACTGGAGAAACATTTACTAATGTAAGTGATTGGATTATTGGTAGCGATAGTAGTGTATTATATCCAAGTGCGTTATATACTAATCCATCAATTGGTGGTAATGGAGCAACCGCTTCGTCTATAACTTCTTTACCAGCTAGCGCAGCCGTTGAAATATTAGCTTATGTTAATAAAAGTCAACCTTCAATAAAAACTAAAACTTTAACAACCAAGACTGAAGTTTTAGCAGGAGGAACATCTATAACTTTAGGTAAAGCTGACATATTTGATATAACTGAAGTAATAAAGGCAGGTGATAGCGCTACTTCACGAACTACAGTATTTAAATTAGATAATGGTCAAAGAGATAATCATTATGCTTTAGGAAAAATAAGTCTAAATCCTGGTTTATCCGCAGTTGATAGTTGTCAAATAAAGTATCGTTATTTTGAGCATGGTGTTTCTGGAGACTTCTTCGCAGTTAATTCATATAATGGTCAAGTTACTTATGATAAAATACCAGAATTTACTACATCTACAGGCAATAGAATTAATTTAAGAAATTTCTTAGATTTTAGATCAGTCATGGACGCGTCATCTACATTCGCTACCTCAGGCTCCGGCGCTAGAGTAATTGAACTTCCTCAACCTGGAACACTTATTACGAGTGATAATGAGTATTATTTAGGACAAGCTGGCAAACTTGTAATTAATAGAGAAGGTATTATAAATTTTGTTCATGGCATGCCATCTTTTACACCAGCTACTCCAAATAGACCAGAACAGTCTTTAGGGCTGTATGATATTAAAATGGGTGCAAATACTGATAATGATTCTGATGTATCAGTTCAAAAAATTGAGCATAGACGTTTTACTATGAAAGATATTGGAAGATTAGAAAAAAGATTAAGCAACCTTGAAGACGTTACAGCTTTAAGCTTATTAGAAGTTGATACTAAATATTTTCAAACACTAGATTCTTCTGGTAATGATAGAGCTAAATCAGGATTCTTTGTTGATAATTTTGGTGATCATACTTTTACTGATACGCGAAGGATTACTGCTGGGTATAGAGCAGCCATTGATCCTGTAGAACAGCATATGAGACCTGCATTCTTAGAAGACAATATAAGATTATTGTATGATTCTGCTGCATCAACTAATACTATACGTAAAGGCGATAACGTCTATATGGAATATGATGAAGAACCATATATTAATCAAAACCTAGCTACAAAATTTGTTCATCTTAATCCTTTTGCTGTAATTATTTATGAAGGACTAGTTACACTATCTCCTGCTTCAGATGAGTGGAGAGACGTATTACGTCTCCCAGATAAAATTATTCATGGTGGAACACGCCTTGCAACTAATAACGCTAATAACTGGAATAATTGGTCATGGAGTTGGTCTGGAATACCTGTAGAAAATTTACAAGTAGGATCTAGTACTAACACACAAAGCGGTGTGGTTAATAGAGTTGTGAGTGAAGAAACAATATTAGATTTAGTTGAAGATAGAGTTTTACAAACTGCGTTTTTACCATTTATGAGATCGCGTAAA